CATATGGCACTCCAGCATCTGGATCGAATGTTATTTTTTTAGTTGCCATTGACTAACTCTTTAAGTAGGGATTTGATCTCATTCATCTCACTTTTTAAATTAGCAAGATCATCTTCAATATTAACGGTTTTTTCAGATTCTTTTTTTCTAGCATCTCTTTGTGCTACGTATTTTAAATAATCTGAATGATTTGCATTAACTATCGCTTTGGTATCAGCATCTCTTAATAGATCGCTATGACCATTGACTCCATAATATTTCATTATGCTAATGCTATCACTCTCAAGTCTCGGATTCTAGGAACATAAACTTGATTAGTTGAAGTCAAAAGAATCTTAATTCTATATGTCTTAAATGATGGTAAATCATCAACACTGAATGTGTATTCTGCAAAGTCTAAAGATGCAGCTTCAAATCCAGAAGAATTGGATTTAGTAACTAATTTATCAGGAAGTCCATCATTATCTGCTTGTGATATAACTTCACCCTTATAATTTAAATTCTTATAACCTGGGAAAGGAGTAAATATTGGATCTAATCCTTCTTTATTGTTAATAGAATATAGTACACGTATATCAGCATTAACATCAAGATGTGCAGATAACATCACTTTCAATGAAGTAGAATTATTTTCTAAGACCATTTCCTTAGAAATATATTGACAAGCAGTTGGATCAGTATTTGCGTCATTAACTCTACTATCAGTAGCATAATTTTTAATCGCCTTATTAACTCTATTAGAAGTTAATATTATATTTTTTCTTTGACCATCAACTACAGGACTGACATTTGACTTTGTACTATTCAAGAACAGTGTCATACTTAATGACTTATTACCCTCAACATTTGTTAAGAAGGTATCCTCATTAACTTTAGAAGCAATCAATCTAGGTGTATCCAAATAATTAGTAGTATTCAGAGTAACATCTTCTACATCAGTTTGAACATAAGGTATTTCATTACCATCAATACTCTTAGAGGTGGTAGTAACTACTTGACCTGTTAATGAAGTAGTTGGAAGAGTCATACTTTGAATCATAGGTGTAATGACTTCATATGGCATATTTTGAGATGCCCTAATGATATTACCACCAGTAGATTTAGTAGAATTTAAATACAACGCAGGATTTCCTACATCAGTATTTCGACTAGTGCCTCCCTGAGACATATCCAATTTAATATTATAAGAATCATATTTAATAGCATCAGAGACATCTAAACTGGTAGCATTAGGATATGCAGAAGTTGTAGTTGATAATCCATGAGTTTTATTAATACGTAATAAATTTACTCCCCCTAATTCATACTTAGAAACAGGAGTTCCTACTTCGTAATTTATAGTCAATTTACCAGTATTATCAATTCCTCTACTGGTTACTCCAATTATATTACCATTAACAGAACTATAAGAAATAATTTCATTCCCAACTTTTAGATAACCATAATTAGTGGTTCCAACTCCTACATTTTCAAAAGTAGAGAAAATACTTGCGTCTTGAACAGATATAGATCCAGTATCTCCTGAATTATATGCTGTAGTTAATTTGGTAGGTTTAATATCACTCTCAACATCATAAATTTTTACATTATTTTTACTGAAATACATTCCATGATTCTGATGATTTACTTTAATATGTAAACCATCATTTATCACATTAACAGATCCAACTTGAACATCACCACCTTGACCTGAATTTAATTCAGAAGAAATACCTGAACTATTATAATAGAACATGGTATTTGCCGATCCCACTACAAAATTGCCTTGAACATTTTCCAATATAAGTTCAGTAGTTTTTCCAATAGAAACCACAGAGAATCTAGCATTTCTTCCAAGAGAATTTAATCCAATAGTTGTAATACCTAATACATCACCAACTTGATATCCTGTTCCAACTCCACTAATTGTTGCTCCTACAGCAACTCCATCAGAAACTGAAATATCAGCAGTTGCTCCACGACCATTACCAGTGATAGTGTCTAATACTACACCACCAAATGTATAACCACCAGATATAGGAGTATATCCAATACCAGCATTAATTATATTTAAAGCACCAGTAGCAGTACCTGCAACTCCTGATAAACTACCAGTTGCATTAGTTCCTAACTGATAGAACTCATTACCAATAGCATATCCAGAATCACCTACAGTAGTACCTAAACCAACCCTTATACTTCTTGAAGTTAATGATAAAGGATTAGATTGTAAAATAGGAATTTGGTCATTATTTTGACTCAATTCTGGACTATAAAGTTCTAATGTACCAGATTCAACAAAATCTGCTCTATAAAGATTAAACTTAAGATCTTCCCACTGACTTGGATCCCATGTAGAAGCATTTTGTGATTTAAAGAGACTTCCTAATAATGGTTGGTTAGCAATATAAGTATTATCAATTAAATCATTATCACCTACTCGTGAAATATAAACACTATACTTAGCAGAATTGGAAAGCATTACAAGTGCATACTCCATACCACCTTCCAAATAAACAGGAGCTTTAAATTCCAAAGTAGTTGCTACAGATCCATCATTAGATATACTAATATCACCTGGATCCATTACAACTTCACTTAAAGGAACAACTGTTTCTGTAGGAGTACCATTAGACATTGTTCTAATGGTTAATATAACAGGAAGATCTGTATCATCTTTTGTAGCAAAGAAAACATCAACTTTAGTTACAAATACTCCTTCAGGTTCATCAACACTAAATGACTGTGCTAGTGGATCTCCATTATTTCTCCATCTCCACCTTCTCTGTGTTCTTACGAGAGTGTCTTGCCACTCAGTACCAACAGTTCTAGTTGCCTCCACAGTATCCCTAATTACTTGAGTTATTACCCTTGCATTTCTTGTAGCAATAATAGTTTCTTGCATTGTCTCAAGAATTCCCTGAGCAGTATAATTATCAACTGCACTAGAAGGTGCATCGGCATCTACTGTATTTTCAGGATCACTAGTTAGTTTAAATTCTTTTGTACCTGCAGTAAATGATGGGAAAGTAGTTCTCTCTGGTGGAATAAAGAATGATCCTCCAAAGAAACCGCTTATATCACTAATAAGTCTTACTTGAGTAATAGTAGCTAAAGCACCACTAGACTCACCTCTAAGTATCATATTAGGTTCAACAAAACCACTATATGCTCCTATATCAGTTTGACTTGCCAATGAAGCAGTATCTAGGTTAACTGTAGTAGATGTAGCTGAATAACTTACAGGAACTGTTTGTGATAATTGATATGGATCTGCCCCAAAAGTTTTAGTTGGTGCATTATATGGTCCTTCTTTATGATTAGACTGGGCTACTCTAAAGGTTAAATGTGGTCTTGTTCCTGAACCTCGCATCCAACTATTACTTCCAGCTCCTGATACTGTTACATTTACCTTTTCTCCTACTTGGAAAGTACCAGATACCATACTTATTTCAAGTAACTTAGGAGTAACAAACTTAGTTACATCCACTCCATCAAAAAATGCATAATGCCTTGTAGAAGGTTTGTTTTGTTTTCCTATTAACTCAATATTACGAGATCTCATAAATGGTATAAGATCTCTACTGATTACTCTATCACCTTGAGATTCTCTTTGACTGAAATCTTCAATGATACGTTGTTGAGTACCAGTTCTATTACGTCTAACTGTTTCTTCAATTTCTACTTGCCTTTGACTTACAATTTCTCTTATTCTAAAATCACCTTGTGTTCTAGTACGATGTACATGGGGTCTAATTGCAATTTGTCTCTCTTGTCTTCTACCTGTCCAGACATCTTGCCAAGAATTCCATACCTGTGGTCCTAATCCAGATTGAGCATCAAACCCTTCTTCAGCAGCCATACGTGCTACCGTTTCAGCAAAATCACCTTCCCTATTAATAATACGAGGTTGTATTCTTGCTGTGCTAACCCAAGTATCCGACTCTGGATTTAGTTCAAGAATTCCTTTCCAATAAGCAACAATAAAGGGAGTTACGGAAACCGTTCTAGATCCAAAAGGTTGTGTAATATATTCTACCTCAGAATAATCTAAAGTAATAAAATCTTTATGTCTTCTTATATTAGTACCTGAAATTGTATTAAATTCTAAATCTGCTGTTGCGTCCGTATTAACAACAGGACCAAATTGCAAATCAACAGAGTTGGTGTAATGCCTTGGTCTTAACTCATTCTGTTTAGGACTAATACTATTTTTAATTTTGAATTTAGTTTCTTGAGTATTAAAAGTTTCAAAATTATCTACAAAGAAACCAGATTTAAATCTATTCAATCCATCAGCATCAGGAACAAAGAAATTAGCAGTATTAGTTTCCAATAAAGAAAGACTTGTATAGAATTCTAAATTTCTAATCCTTGTCTCAAGATTATTAATATCAGACATTCTAAATCTCTTATATTCTAAGAAATTAATGGTAGCATCATCAACATTATACAAATATGGAGGGAAAGTTATTTGAGCAACTTCTATTCCCTCATCAATTGGTCCTGGTAATTTAGGATCTTCTGCAGGAGCTCCATAAACAACTTGGAACTTACCATCTTTTGTTAGGTAAATTCTATCTATTCTTCCTAAGTAGTAAGAAAAATCAATAACTATAGATTCGTCTGAAGCAAGTATATTTGTTGCTGTTTGCCCTGCTTGATTGAAAGATCTTCCTGCAAAAGTTAGAGGAGAATTAGCACCCTCACTAACAGTATAATCTGCCACCCTTGGTCGGATGTCAATCATATCAGTGTTAGCAAGTCCATTTACTGATTGAATCTCGTCTGTATAGTCAAAAGTTTTATAAGAATCTACTGTAGTAATATCTCCCGTGTCAGTAGAATCATAATAAGCACTTTCAAAATATATTTTTATTGCTTTACTTGGAGCATCAAAATCTGCTTTTCTAGTTATTGATCCATAATCATAATAAGTATCTCTCTGACCATTATTAAAGAAATACTCATCGGAAATGTTGAAATCGGATTCAGACAATACAGAAATGACTGCCTGAACATTGGATTCTTGAGATATTACCGTTTCACCTTCAACAAAAAGATTATCATTTTTATAAAGGTATGTAATAGTATCAGAATCAGTTTTTTCTGCTATACAAGCAATAGCATCCGAAGTCTGTCCTACCAAATATTCACCTATAATAAATTCCGTAGTTGTTGAAGAAGAACTATTAATAGATGTAAGATCCATTGATGGAGCAGATGGAGTTCCATCCACAGTAGTTGTTTCAAAGATTCCATGCATCTTAATAATATCAGGAACATTTAATGAAATAGTTTCATCCTCTACTCTGGTTCCATAAGGATAACTTCCATAAGTCAATCCATTGTTAAGTGTAGTAGTTCCGATACCAGATCCTTCTAGTTTAGATTTATCTACAATAATTGAATTAACTCTTTTTTTAATTTTCTTCTTAGCAACTGGTTTTAGTTTCTTTAAGGTGGTTATAACAGATACATTTCCACTATCAGTCGCTGTACTTAAATTAAGAATATCAAGAGTAGTCATTCCAGATCCAAAGACTAATCTATCTGCTGTTAATTCTTCAGTAGTACCATCAGATCTAAAAATTGCATATCTTTCTGGGTCAAAAGGAAGGAAAGTTTCATTCTCACCAGCAGTTAAAGTATTTGCTATCCTATTAAGAGCAATAGTTTCTCCATCATATACTTTTCTTACAGAAATAGAAGCATCGGTCAAATCTATGTTTGAAACATCATGCTTAGGAAGTTCTGTGTAAAGAGTAACCTCATCCGAAGATTCAAAATCAGTAGATACAATTCTAAAATCAGATACTTCAAGAGCACTTGAAGGTAATGTTCCATTAACTACACCCGAAACATTAGCAACTCCAACAACAGTGATTGTATCAGTACCAACACTAGTTACTCGTGCCATGATAGGATCTCTATCAGCAGAAGAAATATCACTATATTCAACTAAATCATTAATCTTAACTAATTCTCCAGTTCCAGGAAATAGTGGATTAGTGCTTCTAATTGTGCTAATACTACCAGCACCTGAAGCAGGAGAAATTGTAGCAACACCTACATTAAACTTGGTGGTTTGAATTACATCAGCACAGAAAGTATTAATACCAACCACACCATTATTACTTCCCCATAAGGACTTTATATTAGATATTCCATATTCAGTAACTGCTACGGCAACTCTTCCGTTAGTAATACCATTGAATATAAGTGCTTCATTTTTGATAAAATTACCCGCAGTTTCCGTTACCGTTAAAGCAAGACCTGATGAAACTGCATATCTTAAAAATCCAGTAGCACCACTATTCTTTCCTTCAACAAAAGTTCCTGCAATTAATGACTCTGTAGGACTTTCATTTATAGAAAGTTCTGTTATTGTTTGAATATCATAAAGTGATATATCCCATTCATTTAAATTAGCATTAGATGTACTATATGAACCTGTTTCTAAGGCAGTATCATATACTCTTGCTTGACCAATTTCTTTTCCTGGTAAATTAGCAGAACCAGGTTGTGTAGTATTAGTTCTTTGATCTCTTAAACTCACAGTATAAGTATTACCGATACCAATGGTAGGTGACCCATAAACTCTATTAAGTTTTAAAGCAGGACCAGTTTTATATTCTATTGCTTGATCTTCTAATGTTGATGTAGTTCTAGGTTTATTTACATCAAGATAAGTAGGAGAAATAGTTTCAATTTCATATCCCCGAACATAAGCTTTTCCTTTAGAGATATTATATAATGCTAAATCCTTAGAAGGAGTTCCTCCAGAATAAGTAAATTGACCCGCTTGAAATATACCACCATTTCCAGTATTATTGTTTAAAGAATTAACAACTGAAACATCAAATGGTTTAACATAATAATTTCCCGACTCGTCAAAAGTTCTACGAGCTAATTCATCAGCAAAGATTTCATGCTGTGTATTTTCCTTTTTAGATCTTAAATTACCATCTTCAATTTTAGCAAGTTCTACAAAAGCAGAATCGTCATTATCGGTTAAATCTTTTTTAAATAAACTTAGAGTAATTTTTAATCTATCCGCACCAGGAGCTGAATAGTTATTAAATCCTTGAGAATTATCATTTAAAGTCTCATCTAAATCAGCAGTAACTATTTCTTCTGATATATTAAATCCTATTTTATAACTAGCAGTATTTGTATATTGATCTAGAATAAGAGTTTCTTGAGCAACATTAACAAATTGTCCACGTACAAAATATACACCTTCTTCTACATGAAAAGCAGATCCTGTTGCTGCTGCATTTTGTGCTATAGTAGTTGCAAATGGAGCTCCAACAGATATTGAACTATTCCCTAAAAGTCCTGAAGAAATAGTAACATTAGATGTTAAATTTTCAGCATCAGAAAATATTGATGTTTGATTATTAGAAGTATTAGATCCTCTATAATTAACATATAATGTAAGGTTATTATTCTCCGAATCTTCAGCAGATAATACTTTATCAACAGTAGCAGTTACACCAGAAGTTTGTCCTGTAATTGTAGAACCAACTAATTGATCTACATATGCAGCAACAGGAACTCCCTGAAATTCATTATTTAATTGAATGCATGTATAGTTAGTTGTATATGAAGTATTACCTGGTATTACTTTAGCACCTTCTTTAAAAAAATGTTGACCAAATTTTTCAATTTGGTTCTGCAACATAGATTGCAGCCCAGTTAGTTCCCGTGCTTGTACAGGATATCCAGGTTTAAATAACACCCGATAATAATCATTAGCAGGATCAAAATCATCAAAAAATGGTGATACGTTTAAATTCGTTAACTGGGGCATGATTTCTTAGAACTGCAAGATTATTTTAATATCTTCCTTCTGAGTGGAGGATCTTGTGATAGATGGTCTATTATCAACATAAAGAATGTTTCCTGAATACTTTTTAACTTCGGGATTTCCAATTCCATTAGTAAACTCTTGACCTAAGTAATAGGTTCTATTATTTATTACGGTAGAGACACCCGTGAATGATGTATCAATAGCCAAATTTGATCCAGTAGATGGTACAATAGTTAAAGAACCACCTGTTTCAGGAGATGAAGTAAAAGCACTTAATTTAAATCCATATGCAGGTTCTGTAACAGCAGCTCCTACGGTATTAAATCCAGCAAGAGCCTTGTCTTGCCAATACTTTAGAACACCCGTATTCTGATCATAACTTACTACTCTTCCTGCTGCAGTTAATCCTGATCCAACAGTTTGTGTAACGTAAGAATCAGCAGTAAAAGTTGCACTGCTATATCCAGCACCTGATAATCTTAAAGCTCCACAAGCAGTAGCTTTATCTACTGCTAATAAAGCAGTACTATCAAAAGATTGTGGATTACATACTAATCCAACTCTTGCTATTTGATTGCCTGTTACAAAATCAGGATTTTCATTATCATTTTCAATTCTAGAATACAACAGAACATTATAAGCACCTAGTTCTCTATAAATGTTTTTACCATGTCCTCCTGGAGGGGACATAATAACATCTAAGACTGGTCTAGTAGTTCCAGTAGGAACTCCCCCTGCAACTAGATCTATACTACCATAAGTGTATCCAGATCCTTGAGTAGAAACTGTAACATCAGAAACTTGAGATGAAGAACTAATAGTTACAGTACACTCTGCTCCAGATCCATTTCCTTTAATAGGAACTTTTGTGTATACTGCATCAGCAGTACCAATACCAACACCTGCATTACTAATAGTTACAACTTTAATAGATCCATCAACAGCATTATCTCTCACTGCAGAATTATCAGTGCTTGTTTCCCAATCCGATGGAACAGGAATATAATCAGTTGACTCAAATTTTACAATATCACTAGGTTTAATAGTATAAAGATATTTCCAAAGATATCCATCTCCACTAGTACCTGCACTTCTAGGTTCTAAATCTGTAAAAGTAGGTTCATCTAAAGAAGGTTTACCATTAGGATTATCAGGATCAACACCATTTCTAAGACATTCGTATACTCTATAATCATCATTTACTACAAAATAAGTCGCTGCATATAAATTGGTAGCACCAGAAACAGAAGCAGTATTTGTTCTGCTATAATCATTACGATACATATCGTATGTGGTTCCTGAAGACCATTTTCTACGAGGAACTACTCGTCTAACATCAGAAGAATTAATCTTCTTCAGTGCAACCATAGTATCCCAATAATCATTCTCCTCCTCAAAATTATCTTTAGGAGAAGGAGGATCACTATCCCAATCAGATTGTACATCAGTAGGATTAGGTAATCCAATGAAAGAATAATAAGCGTTAGCAGTGGAAGTTACTCCAGCAACAAAATTCTTAGCATTTAATATTCTAATCTGATCAGTTATAATAGCGGCCATTTTGATAGACTTTTTTTAGTTATTTATTAAGGATTGATAGGCTATATTTGCTTATACCTCTTAAATTTAAGAGGAGCATTTCTTTCTACAATCATAGAAGTAGTAATTCCAGTAATCCCACCTTCAGTATATGCGGTATAAGAATTTAATCCTGCTCTTGAAGAAAGATCAATTCTTCCCCAACTATAAGTACCATAGTAATTGGAAGTTTCAATTCCTGTACCTCCCCATGAGAAATCACTAGTAATTGTAGCAAATACTCTAGCACAGTAAGTGGTTCCTATACCTACACCTGAACTATTAACAGAAGAAGGTCTATTAACAATTTCATATGTATTTACAGAATATACATTATCTATAAAGGATGTTCCTATTCCTA